GAGGGATTTAGTAACCAAATCACTCGACCGTTAGTGCGGCGCGCCCAGTATTTCTTGAAAGCGCTTTTTCCAATCATTCCTTCAAGGTCCGCAAGTGCTAAGGTATGTCCCGCAGAAACATAATAATTTGAACTTTCCAAACAAGTTTTAACAAGCCCATCCCAGGCAAGCCAGTAATCCGCTTCGCCGGGAGTTGTATTTGGAGTTCCGCCATAATAATTGATATTATTGGTATCCGTTCTAATATCACCGAAACAGATATTGCGTGCCATTACTGTCGCCAATGATTCTATTACATTTTTTCGAATCAAGGGTAATAAAGGAACTATTACATCCTCAACTGCATCATCATCATAGGCGATTCGCCCTATTAGTTTTTTTGCGGTAAAAGTCACATCGGAAGTCGCGAGAATAGATTCTTTTGCTTTGACGGCGGTATCTCCTCCACCGATATCGCCGATAGTCCCTGCACCTGAACCTCCTAAATACCAAGACATTCCAGCAGTGATTTTCCCGATTTTATAGGAAGGAGTCGGCATCGAAATGCGGATGAGCCTTTTGAGCCATTCCTCTTCGATGAAAATAAGCTCGATAACGGTCGAAGCAACCATTGTTTGAACGAATTCCGCGCCCGCACCTGTAGTTCCCGGTCGCATTGCCGCACGGGTCTGAATAGGGAATGCTTTGTTAAGTAAGACATCGAATTCTTGTTGATTTCGAACATTGAGTGCCCTTTGAACATAAGGAATATCGCCGAATTGTCGCGTGGGATGAATAGTTCCATTTTGAGCTATAAATCCACTTTCTTTGAAATACATTCCCTGTAAAATCATTCCATCGAAAGCGATTTCATTGAGATCTTTCGCGAAATTTTTATAATCGGGTTTAAATACTTGTCCGATTTCATCACAGCGCGCTTCGAATTGTCTGCGAACCTGAACTTCTTTTTCATCTGCACGCTTTTTGGCAAGCTCGCCCTGAAGAAATTCATATTCTCGAAGTTTCTCTTCAGTAGTCATTGACTTTCGGCCTGCTAAAACTAACCCCAAAGCCTGAGTCAATTGTTCGATATTGGCCAAATTGTTATTCGGTATTTCTATTTTTTCCGTCGGAAGCGGGGCAGAGTTTTCGACATAATCAGGCGCGAGTTTTTCCACCTGATCGAGCGAAAGATTCATTTCAGATAATAGAAAAGCCTTCGCCAATTCAATATTAGGAAATTTTTTCATAGTTTATTTAAATTCCTTCTTCGCAATATAATGCGAGTTTAAGGATTAAGGGTTTGCTTAAGAATTAAATTTTCTCGTTTAAGGTCACCGCATTGATGCAAAAGTGCAATGTGCGCGGTTTTAATTTTTCCTTGTTCGGTTAGGAGCGCTGAATATTCATTTTGAATTTTGTCTAAATCTTTTAATAACATTCCGTATGAGCGAAACTCGGGTGCTTCCTTTTCAAATTCCTCATAATGTCGCCTGAGATGATTATAAACTCCATTCCGTTCCTCATCTGGAATGTCGACGCCACCGCGGGCCCCTAATAGTGCCCCCATCGCCGATACTACCCCGCGCCAGACCGTCTTGATTTCTCCATCAATTATTTTGTGATGTGGGAGTTTATATCCTTTTTTGATTTCAGAATTATCAATATCATACCAAGCAAAAGCCTTGCGGTATTTTCGCCAATCCGGCGGGTCACCCAAGAGCGCATCTTCATCTTTAACGGAAAAAGACCATTGAGTTCCCTCTTCTGCCAGTGGAAATGATTTGAAAGGCACAACTGATCGAATATGCACTATTTCACCACCTTGCAAGCGGATTGCATCCCACTTTGAATCCCAATATCCCATCTCCATCATTTGGGCACGAAAATCAAAATATTCTTCCACATAAGTTCCTCGCAAGTCATTATTTTGCGAAAGAGAATTCTGATCTACCGGAACATTGCAACAAGAATACTCATATAATTCCCACTTCTTTATGGTTGATCCTTTTTGTTTCTCCAATATCGGTTCATCTGAACTTTCTATTAAATGAAATCCAATTGAACCTGCACGCAATATCCCACTTTTATATTTATTGCAGATGAGTTTTGCAGCTGGGTCATCAAAATCAAATTCATAGGTCGCATAAAATACTTTCTCATCTATGTATTGACTACCCTTTTTCATTCTGCCGATTGCGGGGATAAAGTGCTGATGCGCCCAAAGGAGAACTGGATTTTTCAGATAGTTATCAAGCATCACACCATTTGGAACCATTACTTCTGAATATCTATTAAGTATTAAGCTTGTGATCAAAAACCGAACTTCATTTTCTTTAAGCCCGGAAGCGTCAATAGCTTCCGATATTTGTCTTATTTGCATCCGCATATTTTTCATTATCGGAATTCCTTATTTTCCCAGTGAATTTGGAATAATTGTGCAACGGCAGTTGATATTATTCCCCGGGTCACTGCCAGCACCGGGGTAAGGTAAATATTCACCACCTACATAGAAATTTTCAATAATACTAACAGTTAATGTAGCTATATTTTCTTCTCTGTGAGTTTCTCGCACTTCATCATCGCGCATAGATAGCCAAGTCTTTGCGCGGACATCTGCAGATAAAAAGGCTTCTTGAATTCCAGTATTTTGTGCGTAAGTAGTTTCTGTTACAGCGATCATATTTGCTCGCACCGAAGAAGCTTCCTCAAAAACACTCGATATACCTTCTCTGTATTGCGCTATTGACCAGCTCTCACTTAACCCCTTTTCCAAGACTTTTACTATTTCCCCACGGGTAGTCTCTTCGATATTTGTTAAAGTTTTAAGCCTATTACTTATAAGATTAATTATCGCGGGTTCGACCCGTTTATAATCTCCCTTTAGTTTATAGCCATCTATTGTCATTTTATAAGCATCCTTCACAATTTGAAATATAAGTGCCTTCTGCGAATCTTCCACATTTTTCCCTTCGGTAATCATATCAAATAATTGTTCCACTTTAATCCCTAAAATTACATCTGCTACGACATCACGAGTTTGTGTTTTCTCTTTTATTATTGCATCAAAATTCTTGAGCACCCGTTCCTTTTGGTCCAAGAAATGAGCCACCATCGATTTTTTAAATTGCCGTTCATAGCGAGCCCGGAAAATTTTCCAAATATAAGAGAAAGCCCTTAATTGATTTTCGCTATATTTGGGAAAATTATATTCTATATTCTGTCTTTGATATTCCGCCGGTGGCTTAATTTGACCGATGGCAATCATTGAAATTGGGAGATAGACACTTTGGGTTTCCGGCAAGCCTACCGCAGGTAATCCGGTAATCTGTTGTCGAATTTCATCTGGAGTAATCGCTCCTAAAGCAAAGATTTTATTTAATTTATCAATTTTGTCATTCATTACATGTCTAAGAGCATATATTTGTGAAATATCGTATTTACAATAAATCCCATTATTATCATTGGGAAATATCTTTGGGAATAACTTATAATTTAATATACATTCAAATTCCCTCAATTGTGACAATATGGTATTTTGCCAAAATAAACGCTCTTCTGTATCAGCATTTGCCAATCTACTGCTATCGGAAAAATCATTCATTAATATAGGGGGCACTCCGAATATTCCACCGATTTCATTCTTGTTTAACCGTCGTGATTCTGCAAACTCAAGATCCTTTGGAGGTATTGTAATATTTTGCGCATCCATTCCGGCACCTAATACCATTATTCTATGCATGTTCTTAGTTCCAGTAAATTTATTTATAAGTTCACCTTCAAATTTTTTCCGTGAATTCTCATCTAAACTCATTTCAGGAGAAAGTTTAACAATCAAAGAGAGAACAGCGCCATTCTTGAAAAAATATCTTCTATATTCAACTTCATTCATCCCAAGTTCCACCTCTTTTGCAACCGCAGCCAAACGACTTAATCCCGGATAATCGCTTTTAGGATTATAATTTCCAAAGCATAATATATCTTCTGTTGAAAATTCTTTTATATGCCCATTAACAGTATATTTATACCCTGAAATATAATTAATAGGATCAGTGATTATCTCTGTATTTTCAGGATGCAAATTAAATATTTCAACTATTTTGCCACTATTATTGCGAACTAATTGCCAAATGACCCACCCTTGTATATCAAGATTTATAGAAGTGATTTTCCAAAATTGATTAAAGGTATCTTTAAAGTTTGGTCTATATAATATTTCATATTCAGAATTATTAGTTACTTCTTTCCCTTTTTTATCAAATAGCTGAAGTGGTATAGATGTTATTGCTTCTGCCCGTGCATTCACCGCGCGCCGTATATAACCGATTTGAATATATTGGTCATCCAGTTCCGGGACATTCACTCCCCGGAAGGCTTCCAAATCTCCGACATTCGAGCTGGCAACAAGTTTAGCTAATTGCCCTCCGATTCGGTAGTTGGTTAAATCATTTCCACCGATAAAGCGAACTAAGGCGCTTATCGCCTTGTATTTAAAATTTTGCAATAATGTTTGCTTTTGCATTTATGTATCAAAATGTTAGAATCTCAATAACAGGCCGAATAACTGGGACACAAGACATAGCTAATGCGTCCCCTAAATCTGTCGATCGTCCAACTTTTTTTTTAACATCCTCTTTTTTCTCCACTGAAATCACACCTCCACTTTCATATTTAAAATCTGGTGCTGTTAAATCCGCTATCAAATCTTTTTCATCGGGGATGGCCAATTTGATTATTCCTTCAGGGTCGAAAGATTCGCGCATATACCACCACGCACAGGAGCGAAGATTTTTAAATTTCAGATATCCTGATTTATCGCGTAAATTAGTTCCAAATGAACCTTTATAAGCAGTTGCAGGGATACCATCTTCTTGTAATCTGTCAGCGACCCCAGCTCCTAACCCATTCGCATCTATTATCAATTTGTTCCCCTTTTTTGCCTCTATTGCACATCGCCCCGCAGTAGACATTGTCGATTCCCTATAATGACGCTCTACTTTCAATATTCGGTTTCCCCTTCGCCATAAATAGGCCGATGGATCATCACCATATTGTCCCACATCGACTGAACATATTATTTGATCATCATCTTTATAGCCATAGAATGAATTATCTTTCCAGCGTTTAATAGCCAATTCAATCCATTCAAGAGGTATCAACTTTACCACGCTTGATTCCGGGAATTGAGCTAAAACTTTGCTTTTATAAAGTGGGTTTCCTTCGCCCCACTCATTTTTTCTTTCCTCAGCCCATTCTTTGGTGGCCATTCCCGGAATAATAATCTTGCCGAGCCTTAAATTGATAGTATCATAAGCACTTATAGTAATACGATGATAAAGTGTCGAAGTAGTGAAAGCCTTGTAAAATTCACCAATGGGATTGATAGGGTTGCCAATCAAAAGAAGCTTCGCGGTATTGTTCGCCAGCAATCCTTCTATCGCATCATAAATCCTCTGGCTTACACTATTGGCTTCATCAACTATGACCAAAATATCGGCTTCGTGGAATCCTTGGAATCGCTGAGCGGAATCGCTTTCTTTAGTGGCGAAACCCATTGCATACCATTTTGGATTATCACTGATATTTTTAATTTGCTTAGTAAGGAATTTCCCGCCCAATGGAATATTTGACCGATTATATGCTGATTCTATTTCCTTCCAAAGTATTTTTTCCACTTGCCGATTGGTAGGCGCAGTCGTCAATACGATTGAACTATAGTGATTATACAAATACCAAAGAGCAAGATGCGCTACGCTAAAAGTTTTCCCTGATTGATTGCATCCTTTTATAGCTACCCGTTTATTATCTTTGATGGAGTTGATTATTTCAATATGTTCCCGCGTTAAATAGATCGTGCCCGGTTTTAATTCGTAATCTATTTTTCCTTCCGTTATCGCTTTCTCATCAAGAATTTGGTCGCCAAGTATATCAATACACCACGATATCGGGTCATCCTTCCAACGGTCGATTAACAGCTTTAGCCGTGAGTTTGATTTTTCGTCCATTGCCATCGGCCTCGTCTAAATTATTAATCTCTCCTGAAGAAAAGCGTGCTATCATATCTGCAAAATTTCCAATCCTCTCATCGTGAATGTTTATTTCTTGCCTTGAGTTAAACCCTATACGGTTAAGAAGCTCCAAAATAAAAT